AGAGCAGAGTTCTCGCCATACCTCCTTGAATATCTGCGCCGTGCTTTTATTGAATCCGCACAGTTATTTCTAAGATGACCGCGCCAATGATTAGCCAACTCAATACTATTTAAGATACTCATTGCCATACCATCCTTTGATAAATTAAAACATCAGAAATAGTGCCGTCAGCCGTCAGCTTTCTTTTATCTTCTTGAGCCATATCTTCTGTCTTGTACAGATCAAGTGACTTTTCTCCTGCGACTGTATCATAGTACTCCATCACCCAAACAATTAATGTCTCATTCTCCATCTTTAATCTCCTTCAGTCCACTAGAAAAAATACCATAAATTAAGAAGTCCATTTCCGCAGGGGAAAGTTGGGGCATTGCTACCCCAAGATCCTTGCGACCTTTCTGCCAATCATCAAGCTCCTCAAGGGTTGTAGGCAACTCCACAACCTTTGGATGATCGTCAGTTAAGCAACAGATGAATCTAGTATGCGACATTCTTAACTAACTCCTCGTCAGTTTTAGTATCATTTGTAAGCTGTTCTTCAAGCTCTTTAATTCTATCGCGCAGATTAGATATTGTAAGGCCCTGTTCATCCATTTTCTCAATAACAGCCCGTCGATATAGCTGAGTGATCTGCTCAATTGTCATGTATTCCTGCATAAATTTTGTGGGATCAACCATACATTCATCAAAGCAGTAGTCAATAATTTCTTCTGGGCTATAACCGTTTGATCTAGCAGTTTCAATAACATCAGTGATGCCATCAAACTCTATTTCAAATTCACTGTCGTAGTCATTGATATCTACTTCTGTTTCAACCGTAATGTAGCCAGAGGCATAAGCCATGATAGTTCTCCGTTAGTTAGTTAAATGTTTACCGCATCTTGAAGAAAGTCATAATGTACTTTTGATACATGAAAACCATCTTCAAATCTTTTGGTCTTGGTAGCCAGTGAACAGCACCAAGTATCCCACAAACTCTCTGTGCCAATGGTGTGGCAGACAGATATATAATTAGAAATCTTCTTATCCTTCAATGCCTTAGACTTAATAGACTTAGAGAATGTCAAGTCCTTCTGAGGGATGTTGTACATCCGAATGTTATGCACATCAATGCACCCGACTAGCCCCGCTGTTAGCTGGCAGACAAAGCCAGCCTTGGCTAGACCAAGCCCGTCGATCTGAAGGAATACGTTCATCAAAGACAGCGCCCTGTCATCATCAGACTTAGATGAGTTAAGGACTGCCAGATACTGTGAATAAATAAAATCTTTCTTAGACTGTAACGAGTCAAAGGTCTTGATCTTGTTACCCCAGATAAATCTAGAGTCGCGCCCAAGTTTCTTGACATCTTTTAGCTGATCACCTACAGCGTACCAAGGCTGTTGAATACTCAGCACCACCATCAGAATCACATCCGAAAGATTGTCACTAGATAATCTAGAGTAATCTTGCACAGCTTTTGCATGAATATTGTACATAAGATCTCCTTATAGATTCTATAAGCTATACAGTTTTGAAACGTGGCGAGTCATTATATTGTTCAACTTCAACACGCAAGTCTCTGATTTCACTATCTAAATTCCATTCCAGATCCCAAAAGCCTGCGTCCTGCAAGCGCCTCTTGAGTTCAATGAGTTGGTCACGGGCTATACCAGACCCCTGAAAGTCATAAGCAAATTTAGAGTGGTGACAAATGCTACGCTCAATCAAGGCACAATCCCAACTGCTACGATACTCGTGATCTTCATTGCCATAGCGCAAACAAAATTCGTAATAGCCTTTGTAAAACTTCTGGTCATCTTTCTGCACTACCCAAACGTCACAGTTCTCGCCCTCAATCTCCATAGAAAACAAATAGTTTTCTTCTGGGTGATGGCACTCATTGTTGAACAACATAACTATCTCCTACCGAAAGAAAGCATCAAGCCAATTGATCTCATAGCGTCTGGTCTTAACAAGCTTATCACCCACGCCAATGTAGATAGGTAGCGATTGGTGCATTTCTTTTTTATTTTTAGCCACGATATATTCCACACCATCAGTAGCCTTGAAAGACTTTAATCTTTTGATGTGACGCCAGATAATCATATCGTTGGCACGTTGACTGCGGGATGCTACGTAATACATATTACTTTCCTCTATGGTTGTTGATCCATTCTTCAACGGTGTCGCTAGACTTTGCGGCATCGCCCCAGAATTTATTTAGTCTCTCTAAAGAAAACTTACTTTGTTCTTCATGCAAACAATCCAGAATAAAAGAACAGTAATCTTCATCGGTCATCGCTGATCTGATTAGTCTTTGAACATTTAATATTTTTTCTTTTTCCTTTGGCACTAATAACTCCTTATAGATTCTATAAGCAAAAGAAAAGGCCCCGAAGGGCCTTGATTAGTAATAACCTTCACGCACTCTGTGAAGGACGTTAAAGATCTCAGACTCTGTGAAGTGCAAGTCTCTCAGCTTTTGAGCCAAGCCTGAATAATCAGGATTAGGCCTGATATAAATATAAAGCTGAACAAGAGATTCAATATCAACATCATCAGGCCGCGATACGGAATACATCAGAGTTGCACACGTTGCGTACAATTTCTTGGCGCTTGTGATTAACTGAGGCGATATTGGCCTGAGTCTTTTTAGTAGCCGCTGGAGCATGAGTAGACCAATCCGTTAGAGTATTGTAGACAGCCCATTGATTGCGGCCCATTTTATCTGAGTACTGATTCCAAGCATTCGCAAGATAGGTCAGCGAGCTATTGAGTCTGGGTAGCTGGTCAAACACTGCTGACCATGACACACCACACTCAGCCACAATGGTACGCACCAGATCCAAACACCCTGCGGCCTCTGCAAAAACAAACATGGCTTGCTTGGCTGTAACCTCAGTGCGATACATCTCAGCCCATAGCTCTTGCTCATTCTGGAAAACCTCTAGAGATTTTGTGATAGACCTAGCCGCCGCTTGTATATCAAGGTTCTTGGTGTGTCGAGCCTTGAACAAAGCCGCCGCCCCACCAACAAATACTTGCCCGTTGAAGCAAGCGGATTGAAGAGCCCCCGCAGACATAAGAAAAGAAAATGTACTGTTCAACGAGGTTACACCCAGCAGGGTCAGACAAGCCGTGTCACCGTCAGGCGTAGTGTAAGTATGCTCAGGTAAGCGATACTTTACAAACGTAGCCGCGCCGTGATAGGCAGTCTCAATACGCTCAGTTATACCACCAGTTTCCAAGTCACTACGCATGATGATATCGCGCTGGGCTTGGATAAGCTCTTTAGGTGCAACAGGCTTGTAGCTTTGACCATGCACACCTAACTCTTGCATGGTGTCAGTACGGACTACTGCAACTTTTGAGGAATGATGCCACTCGCCATCCTCATTGAAGTACATGAGGGGTACTGAAGCTACATCAAAGTTAGCATCACCATAACCCTCGTTAAAAACTGAAGGTGTGGGTCTTTGGAACATCGAAAGTACATTAGACATTACTGTCTCCTTAGTTGGTTTTACTACACGAAAAAAGCTTATAGAATCTATAAGCCACTTAAGATACTACATTTATTTTTAATTAAAGTCAAGGGGTGATTCGCTGTCAAGATCATCATACTGCTCGACAGCATCATCAGCTTCTAAAACTATTTCTGTATCTTCCATTTTTAATCTCCTTATAGATTCTATAAGCTATCGGGAAGGGCGTGTCGCTTCCAAGTACGCCCCACATATTTGGTAGTTATAATAATCTCAGTTTCCCAGCCAGATACAATATCGGCAAGGTCAAGTACTTCATCATCTGTGAGATGACCAAGAACATCATCAGTCACGGGCGTGTCATAGCGTATGTCGCCAGTAGGCCCAATCAAGGCTACTTCCCACAGACCCCCATCGCCCCCATAACTGTGACAGGTTTTATTTGGCTCATCCTCTATGGTATAGCCCCCTCGCTCATCCCACTCAATGTCAATAAATTTTTTGGTTGGATTGAGTATTGCTGAGAGCATCCAGCCATTGTCACAGATATATAATTTTCTTATACCTGAATCGGTATTGAAAACTTCAAGTTTAAATTTATCCATTTAAATCCCCTTATAGATTCTATAAGCCGTGGGCGTTGAGTACGACTATCATTCTCCAAGTTAAAGTATCAAACTCAGACACATTTTTTTCAAACACTTTTTGGGCTTCACCCAAATCTAAAAACGTGCTATCCAAAAACCAAGATGAGCCAAATGCGGTAGACTGCTCCCAATATTCAATATGAAACTCCATAAAATCTCCTTATAGATTCTATAACGCCAGAATAAGCCCAGCGATAATGGTTACAATGTAACAGCTTGCAACAATAAGCAAACGGTTCTCACGGTACTGCGCCTCTGCACGAGTCATAATTTTCTCCACAAAAAAGGGGCCGAAGCCCCTGTAAATTTCTTATAGAATCTATAAGCCCTTCCCCTTATGTTTGACACAGCGAACCCGCCGCGAATCCTTTTTACGATCACGGTGGACAGCATGACGGTTTACCCGCCGCGCATATTTAGCGACAGGGTTAT